TCGTGAGGGGCGGTGCAGGTCGGACTATAGCACAATACTCTGGGCGAATATGTAACGCCCCCCAAAACTTTTTATCAAATTAAGAGAGGTATGCAATGGAGTTTTTTACAGTTTTTTATTTAGAATATGCAATCAAAGGTAGGGAGATACAAACCTACATAACGCTGCCCAGTTCCGAAGCGTGTCAGATATTTATACGCGACAACGAGGACATGGATAAGTACATGTTTGCAGATGGTGATGTTAATATGTGGTGCCTAGATACAGGTGTCATGTCCGAATCAATCAGACCTAAACTTAGACCAGAGGGAGAACAATGGGAGACGAGCAGCTAAATCCGCAGCAGAGAGCATACTTGCGCTTTCTAAGAAATGAGGTGGACAAGTACGAGCGTGAAGCAAACCGTACCGACTACCACCCGAACGTGCAGCAAGATTTATTCAGGGCGAGAAAAGAACTAAAAGAATATCGCCTAAAACTACAACGCAATGGAGTAAAGATATGAGTAAGAAAGAAGAAAAAGTTTGGCAGTTTTTACTTGCTAACCGCAAAGCCGATTACGCCGAGGTAGCAGAAGCCTGTGGCGTAGACATAGACTTTGTTAAGAGTTTGGTAAACCGTATCAGTTCTGACAACTGGCGCGAGGAGATCGAAAACCCACACGTGATGGGTAGAGCAGCGGTGCTAGACACAGCTAAAGATTACGTCACAAGAGATCGTGCAGCAGACCACGGCGACATGGAAGATAACTTTCGTACTATCGCCTCGTACTGGAACACGCACCTTGGGATCGACTTCATTGAACCACAAGATGTTGCTGTGATGATGACCCTGCTGAAGATTGCGCGGATCAGACAGAACGAGAAGCACCTTGATAACTGGATAGATGGCTGTGGGTACATGGCTTGCGGCGGCGAGATCGTGAGCAAGTGATGGACGTATATACGCTAGACTTTGAAACGTACTACGCTCAAGATTATTCGTTGTCCAAGATGACAACCGAGGAGTATGTGCGCGACAAACGGTTCGAGGTTATCGGGCTTGCGATCAAGAAAAACGATAAGGCTACGAAGTATGTAAGCGATGCAGAGTTAATCAAACGTCTACTCACACACATAGACTTCTCTGACTGTGCTATACTCTGCCACAATACGATGTTCGACGGTGCCATACTTAACTGGCACTACGGCATCAATCCGAAGGTGTGGTTCGATACGATGTGTATGTCACGCGCCCTGCACGGTGTGGAGACAAGTGCATCACTGAAAGCTGTGGCTGAGAGGTACGGTGTAGGTGTCAAAGGCAACGAAGTACACAACGCCAAAGGCAAACGCCGAGCCGACTTCACCGACGAGGAGACTGCACGGTACGGCGAGTATGCCAAGAACGATGTAGATTTAACCTACAAGCTGTTTCGGATCATGGGGTCTAAGTTCCCACGGAGCGAGTTGAAGTTAATCGACTTAACATTGCGGATGTTTATTGAGCCGACACTAGAGTTAGACCTTGGACTACTAGAGCAGCACCTTGAAGATACCAAGGAGCGCAAGGACAAGTTGTTGCGTGATGCCAATGTCACCGACAAGAAAGACTTGATGTCTAACCAGAAGTTCGCCGACATGCTAAGAGCCTTGGGTGTCGAGCCGCCGATGAAGGTAAGCATGACAACAGGCAAAGAGACTTACGCATTTGCGAAGTCCGACGAAGATTTCAAAGCACTACAAGAACATGACGACGACAGAGTTCAGTCGTTGATCGCTGCACGTTTGGGTAACAAAAGTACCCTTGAGGAAACACGTACAGAGAGGTTCATAGATATTGCTAAACGCGGTACACTTCCTGTACCTGTTAGATACTACGCCGCACACACTGGTCGATGGGGTGGGGCTGACAAGATTAACTTGCAGAACCTGCCAAGCCGAGGGCCGAACGGCAAGAAGCTAAAACGTGCGATCATTGCACCCGAAGGTCATACGATTGTCGAGGCTGACAGTTCACAGATCGAAGCGCGTGTACTTGCATGGTTTGCGGGACAAGATGATCTGACCGCTGCGTTTGCCAACGGCGAGGATGTGTACGTCAAGATGGCTGCACGTATATACGGCTGCGATGAAGAGGACGTAACAAAAGACCAACGCTTTGTTGGTAAGACTACGATCCTTGGCGCAGGGTACGGCATGGGTGCCGAGAAGTTTGGTATACAGTTAAAGACATTTGGGTTTGAAGTACCGCCTCACGAAGCGCGGCGTATCATACAGATTTATCGGGATGCCAACTGGAAGATCAGTAAAGTATGGCGTGATGCGAACTTTATGGTGCAGCAGCTATCGAACAACAGAGCGGCAGCATTTGGTCGTAAAGATATCATCACAGTAGACGCTCAGAACCAAGGGCTGATACTGCCGAATGGACTGAGCATCTTGTACGAGAACTTGTACGCGGAGCAGAACGAACAGGGTCTGGAGTACAGCTATAAAACACGCAGAGGTCGTACCAGAATATATGGCGGCAAGGTAATAGAAAACGTGTGCCAAGCGATAGCCCGTTGCATCATAGGCGAACAGATGCTAAGAATTAGTAAGAAATACAAAGTGGTGTTAACGGTACACGACTCAATAGTTTGCTGTGTGAAAGACAACGAAGTCGAAGAAGCTCAAGCGTTTGTTGAACAGTGTATGAGGTGGACACCCGATTGGGCAACAGGTCTGCCAGTAGACTGCGAAAGCGGCACGGCAAAATCATATGGAGACTGTGAGTGAGTATCGCACCTTGGTCGTTTAGCAAAGCTAAAGCGTTTGAAACGTGTCCGAAGCAGTTCTATCACGAGAAAATCTTGAAGGAATATCCTGTCGAGGAGACAGAAGCCATGCGCTATGGCACCGAGTTCCACAAGGCTTGCGAAGATTACATCGGATCAGAAGTGCCGATCCCACCGAAGTTCGAGTTTATCAAGGCTACACTAGATGCCCTGAACAATAAGCGCGGTGTAAAGATATGTGAAAAGAAGTTGGGGCTTACTGCTGACCTAGAACCGTGTGACTTCTTTAGTAAGAAGGTTTGGTTCAGAGGCATAGCTGACCTAATAATCGTAGACGTGTTGGCACAAGTTGCATGGGTCATCGACTACAAGACAGGGAAGTCATCGAAGTATGCTGACAAGGGTCAGTTAGAACTTATGGCACTGACCGTCTTTGCACACTACCCCGAAATCAAAACGGTAAAGGCAGGGCTTCTATTTGTTGTAGCAGGTAGCTTGGTCAAAGCCGAATATGAAGTTGAACAGAGCGCAAGTCTTTGGGAGAAATGGCTTGGAATCTATGGTAAAATGGAGAAGGCGTTTGAGACAGATGTGTGGAACCCCCGCCCATCTGGTTTGTGCAAGCGTCACTGTCCAGTAACTGAATGCCCTCACAATGGGAGAAACTGATGCCATATACAAAGAAAAAACGCCCATACAAGAAAGAGTATGAGCAGCAAAAGAAACGCGGTGAACATGCAGACCGCATGGAACGCCAACGCGCTCGTCGCAAGATGGACAAGACTGGTAAAGATGCCAACAAAAACGGCAAAGCCGATAAACGAGAAGGCAAGGATATTGCCCACAAGAAACCGCTAAGTAAAGGCGGGACAAACAAAGACGGTTACAAAGTACAAAGCCGCAAAAAGAACCGCGCAGCGGGTGGGGCCATGAGCAGCCCGAAGAAAAAGAAGTAGTGATTCACTACCACGGAGAACAACATGCAGGTTATCAACGACAAGGCGTTGTTGCTGAAGGTAAGGAACCCCAAGCAAATCACGGCGGTCATACCAAAAAGTAAGGAGTTGTCGATGAATGAAGTCGTCGTAAACTGGGGGCTTGATGAAGCCCATACTCTCAGGAGTTTAAATATAAACGTACCGTCACCTATTACTAAACGGTACAACTGGCCGGGACAGTACAAGCCCTTCTCACACCAAAAAGATACAGCGTCTTTCTTGACCATGAACAAGAAGTCGTTCTGCTTCAACGAGCAGGGTACAGGTAAAACTGCATCGGCTATCTGGGCTGCTGACTATCTAATGACGCAGGGTAAAGTAAACCGTGTGTTGGTAGTCTGCCCGCTATCTATCATGGATAGTGCATGGCGTAACGACTTGTTTTCCTTTGCTATGCATCGAACCGTAGACGTGGCTCATGGTAGTAAAGAGAAACGCAAGAAGATCATCAACAGTGGTGCCGAGTTTGTAATTATAAACTACGATGGTGTCGAGATTGTTGCTGACGAGATAGCCAAGGGTGGCTTCGATCTATTTATTATAGACGAGGCGACACACTACAAGAACGCGCAGACCAAACGGTGGAAAACACTGAACAAGCTAGTCGGTGAAAACGATTGGCTCTGGATGATGACAGGTACACCCGCTGCACAAAGTCCAGTCGATGCGTATGGTTTGGCAAAGCTAATTAACCCTCTGGCAGTGCCGAGGTTCTTCGGGTCATGGCGTGACATGGTCATGTGGAAGGTGACGCAGTTCAAATGGAAGCCAAAGGAAACAGCCAAAGATACTGTGTTCCGTGCATTGCAACCCGCGATTCGTTTTACAAAGGACGAGTGTCTTGATCTGCCTGACATGGTCTACACCAAACGCTTCGTCGAAATGACTGGGCAGCAGAAGAAATACTACGACACCTTACGCAAACGTCTTGTCATGGAAGTGGCAGGTGAGGATGTAACAGCAGCCAATGCCGCTATCGCTCTGAACAAACTATTGCAGATCAGCGCAGGGGCTATCTACACCGATGATGGTGACACGGTACAATTTGATATCAAGAACCGCTACCAAGTCCTCAAAGAAGTTATCGACGAGAGCAGCAAGAAAGTTCTGGTGTTCGTGCCGTTCAAACATACGATTGATTTGTTGATCGATAAGCTGACCAGCGATGGCGTAACGTCAGAGGTCATACGAGGAGATGTTCCTGCAAGTAAACGCACGGATATCTTTGATCGTTTCCAAAACAACCCCGATCCAAAAGTCTTGGTGATCCAACCGCAAGCTGCGGCTCACGGCGTTACGCTGACCGCTGCAAACACTGTGGTATGGTGGGGGCCGACATCTTCACTCGAAACATATGCGCAGGCGAATGCTCGCGTACACCGTTCGGGGCAGACACATAAGTGTACCGTTATACAGTTGGCAGGGTCACCTGCGGAAAAACGTATTTACCGTATGTTAGATGATCGTATCAACATACATACAGAAATGATAAATCTGTACAAAGAAATACTTGACTAGATAGTATAAGTTACTATATGTCAGTTATACAAAGATATAATGGAGAATACACATGACGGTACCCGTCGAGAAATTAACTAAGGCGTACATCAAGATACGCGATAAACGTTCAGAGTTGTCTGCCAAATTCAAAGAAGAAGATGGTGCGCTTGCAGATCAGCAAGATAAGATTAAACGCGCTTTGCTCGACTACTGTAAAGAGCATGGCGTAGACAGTGTGCGTACCCCTGCAGGGTTGTTCTACCGCACTGTCAAACAACGCTACTGGACGAATGATTGGGAATCCATGCATAAATTTATCATGGAACATAACATACCTGAGTTCTTCGAGAAGCGTCTCAACCAAACAAACGTAAAGCAGTTCATAGAAGAGAACCCAGACTTAGTCCCTGCAGGGCTGAACGTGGACTCCGAATACGTTGTGTCAGTGAGGAAGAAATGACTGAAGAAACAACACCGTATGTAAACATCAATAAGGTTGCAGACTATTTCCAAGTCTCAATCTCAACCATTCGTAAGTGGGTCAACAATGGGTATATCCCAGACAGCACTTACATCAAAATCGGCGAAGTCTATAGATTTAGACTGGACGATGTAGAAGCGGCATTGACAGCCGCAACACAACAAGGGCAGAATGAAGCCCTTACACAATTATAATGGAGAACGGCATGGCAGAATTGTCATTATTTGAAGGGGGCAACTCCCTAGTAAGCAGCGACTTATTCAAACAGTTGCAGGAAACAGACGACAACTTGACAGGTGGTTCAGGTGGCGGGTCAGGCCCACGCCGAATCAGTCTGCGTGGTGGTCGGTTCCGTGAAATCGTAGGCGGCGAACAAGTCAATGTGAAGAGCGATGGCTTCTTGAACATGGTTATTGTTAACGCCGCGAAGTTGTCTCGTACTTACTATGCAGGTCAGTACGATCCAGAGAATCCATCTGCCCCAACTTGTTGGTCGCCAGATACGCAAGCCCCATCACCTGATGTTCCAAAGGATCAAATGCAAGCCGCTCGTTGCATGGACTGTCCACAGAATATCAAGGGTTCGGGGCAAGGTGAGAGCCGCGCCTGTAGGTTCTCCCAACGTCTAGCGGTCATGTTAGAAGGGGATATGGATACCGTCTATCAGCTACAGCTACCTGCAACCTCAATCTTTGGGGAAGCTAAGGACGGTAAAATGGGCATGCAAGCATACGCTAAGTATCTTAAAGCCCACAAAACGCCATCGATTGCTGTGGTGACACAAGCGTACTTTGATGAAAACAGCGACACACCGAAGCTGTACTTCAAAGCGGTACGCCCTCTAACTGAGGAAGAACTACAGCAAGCAGTGGCAGCTAAGGATAGCGAAGACGCTACCAAGGCAATAACTTTGACTGTGTCTCAAACAGATGGGGTACAGGCAAAGCGGGATGGTGCAGTTGCTGACGATGAGGTGGACATCGGGGAGACAGCACCTGCACCAAAGAAGGTCGCCAAGAAGAAAGAGGTAGCTGCTCCCTCTGCATCAGAGGCTGACCTAGCATCTATTGTTGACGATTGGGACGACTAATTTAATACAGTAGATCGTCGCGGTGGGCATTGTTTTCCTCTTGGCTCACCGCGACATTTAACTTGGAGCAGCAGCAATGGAAACAACTACCTTTTTACAGGGGGTACTCAGCGACAATGGTCACTACTGCGTTTTCGCAGCGCGTAGTAAAGACGATATAAGAATACAAAAGTTCTATAGCACCATTGAAGAAGTCGAACGCGCAGCCAATAAATACGATAATGATGGCCTAGACGTTTACTTTGCACTCGCAACTTTCGAGGAACCTACCAACCGAAGAGCCGACAACGCACTAGAACTCAAGGCACTGTTCCTTGATTTAGATTGTGGGCCGTCAAAAGAATATCCTACTCAAGCCAGCGCCGTCGATGCGTTGCGGAGTTTCTGTAAACAACTCTCTCTGCCTAAGCCTTTGATGGTCAACAGCGGGAGAGGTGTGCATGTATACTGGCCCCTTACCGAAGCAGTTTCGGCGGAGCAATGGTTAGACGCAGCGGAGCGATTGAAGCGAGCCTGTGCAGACAACGGCCTACTAGCTGACCCTGCGGTAACAGCAGACATCGCACGTATCTTGCGTGTACCGAATACGCATAACTACAAAGATGATCCATTACCTGTGGAGTTCTTTGGAGTTGAGATGCCTGCGCCTGTAGTTCTGGCTGAGTTTGTAGAAAAACTTGGCGTAGTGATGCCAGTTACCAAGATAGACTTGGGTACAGATGCACTATACGAAGCCTACGTCGAAAATTCTGAGAACGTTTTCAAAACAATAATGAAGAAAACGATTGAGGGTCGAGGGTGTAAGCAGCTTGAATACATCGCCACGCAGCAGCAAGAAGTAAGCGAACCTCTGTGGAGAGCAGGGCTGTCGATTGCAAAGTTCTGCACGGACGGTGACAAGGCCGCAGAAAAGATATCAAATAATCACCCCAACTACAGCGAAGCAGAAATGCGCAAAAAGTTGGACGAGATCAAAGGCCCATACACCTGTGTACGTTTTGACGAGTTGAACGAAGGTGTGTGCCGGGACTGTCCGCTTTGGGGCGAGATCAAATCACCGATTGTACTGGGCAAGCGTATTCGGGAAACCGAAGGCGAGATCACTATATCTGCACCTGCACAGGGTAAGAAGCAAGCACAAGAGTTCGATGTGCCTGTGTTTCCCAAGCCATACTTCCGTGGGGCTGCAGGGGGTGTGTTCGTGCGCGGCACAAATGCTGACGGAGATATTGACGAAGAACTAATCTATCAGCACGATCTATATATCACTCGTCGTCTGCATGACGAGGAACTTGGCGAAACGCTCGTCTTTCGCTTACACTTACCACGTGACGGTGTACGTCAGTTCACTGTGCCTCTTACCCATGTCACTTCCAGAGAAGAGTTTCGTAAGAGCATGGCGAAGCAGGGCGTTACCTCATGGGGCAAACAACTGGATAAGCTAATGGCATATACAACGAAATGGGTAGACGAACTGCAACACAGTTCAACTGCATCAGAAGCTCACCGTCAGTTTGGTTGGGTCGATGAAGATATGGAAGGCTTTGTGCTAGGGGAGAAGCTAGTCGAGGCCAATGACATAACCTACAACCCACCATCATCTAAGACCGCAGGGTTTATGGATGCGTTTGAACCGAAGGGTACAAAAAAGCGGAGCCTAGAACTATTAAACTTCTACAACCGCGATGGCTTTGAACTGCATCAATATGTGGTCGGCGTTGGTTTCGGCTCACCGCTAATGGCTCTGACAGGTCTAAACAGTATGGCTGTGCATCTATTTGGTGGGACAGGTGTTGGTAAGACCACTGCACAGTATGCAGCCATGTCGATCTGGGGTAGTCCCGAACTACTCACGCTACAAAAGTCTGACACCCACAACTCTCGTATGAACCGTGGCGAGGTCATGCATAGCTTACCTCTCATATCTGATGAGATGACTAACGTCACAAGTGGAGAGATGTCTGAGTATGTTTACCAAGTGTCTGGCGGAAGACAGAAAAACAGATTGTCGGCTAACGGTAACGAAGAACGAGTACGCGGGAAGCCGTGGAAGCTACTTGCTTTGAGTTCAGGTAATACTAGCGCGTGGGAGATTTTAAGTCGAGACAAAGCTACGCCGAAAGCGGAGATGCAGCGACTATTTGAGATCAAGGTTCCCAAGATGATCTTTGATCCTGCAGATGTAAAGCTAACCGCTGACCTGCATGAGGACATCAAAACAAACTACGGTCACGTTGGCCCTGAGTATATACAGTGGGTCATCAACAACCAAGAACAAGCGAGAGCCATCGTACAGCGAGCGAAAGCTAGGCTAGACGAGGCAGCAAACCTTGGCCCAGAGAACCGCTTCTGGTCAAACGGCAATGCTGTGATCCTTGCGGGTCTGATTATCGCTAAGAACCTTGGCTTGGTGAATTACGATACGAGTAAAATCTACAAGTGGATCGTCAAAGAACTAATACGCCGCAACAGCTTTGTGAATGATATCGGTGCATCGGTTGACGAGACAGTGGGTAACTACATCGCTGAGAACTTCAACAACATTCTCAAGATCGACAGTACGGAAGACTTGCGTGGGAAAAACGACAATGGGTTGGATCAGTTGGTGCTACCGACAGAGAAGCCACGCGGTCAACTTATTGCACGTTATGAACCTGATACGAAGCTACTGTTCCTTCGGATCAAACCTTTTAAAGATTGGTGTACAGATCAGCAGATTAACTACGCATCTCTTGTGGACGATCTTAAAGAGAAGAAAGGTGCGAAGCGTATCAAGAAGCGTCTGACAAAAGGCACTGACTTTAACATGCCTGCACAGGACGTTTTGCAGATGAGATTTGAAGGGTTTGACGAGGTGGCAGATGGATCAGAAGGTAATGAAACTTGATGATCTGAACCCTGATGGGCTTCGGGTCACGATAAACTGGGAAGAAATGGGCGTTGGTTCGTCCTTCTTTCTACCATGCATCAACACCGAAAAAGGCATGAAACAGCTAAATAGTGTTGCAAAAATGAAAGCATGGGAGTTTGACATGCAAATATGCATAGAAAATAAAAAACTAGGTTTACGAGTATGGAGAACTGTGTGATATACTAAATTTGACAACTCGGTACTCGATGTTGTTCTCCATTGTTATCTAGCCCCCACATTTAGTGGGGGTCTTTTTTTAGAATAACTGGAAACCTTGATCGTACTGTTGCAGACTTTTCTCCATGAACGGCGTGTACGTCATACCACCACGCATCTTGTCTGTGGTTCTACCGAATGACTTCAACGAACGGTTCAATGTTTCTGCAGTGATTCGAGACTTCTCTGAGCCACGTGGTAGCCCCGCGTTATACTCTTGTATCTCTTTCATCACTTTGCGTAACTCGTCGCTGTCTCCTTCACGCACTGCCATGTTGCGGCGGCGTAGCAGTTTGCCACGGCGACTATCAATCGCTTCTTGTCTACGGCGGTTGTTCTTGTTGAACTCAAGCTGCTGTATATACCCTTGCGGTGCGAACCCAAGACTTTGCATTACTACATTGTAGGGGTTGATATCCTCTGTAATTGGGTCACCACGACGAGTTGTGGCACCCTCACGTGCAAAGCGTTCTGCTTTTGAAGCATTGCGGAACGCCGCAGGAACCATAGATTCTAACCCTCTGCGTATCTCACCTTGGCGGATATCTTGCACACCTCTGCTTGCAGATAGATACGAACCTAGAACAGGGCCACCTAGCTGCTCCGCTAGTGTCCACAAGAAATCCTGATCTTTGTCGATGATTGGCGCACGGTATAGTAGGCTGTTCATTGAGATACGGTTGGCTACATCTATACCCAACAACTCGTTTGCAAGCCCACCGTATATACCTTCTCCTACAGCTTTACGAAGTTCTGCTTCGAAGTCATCTTCATCATCGTCTCTAAACAAGTTGTAGATTGCACCGATTCCACCCATCAGCGGCATGCCGCCAAGTCCTGAAAGCAGACCAGTCATAATCAAGAAGTTACGCGCCTGTGCTAGAGCAACCTTATCGCCCTTTGCTGCGTCTCTGGCTAGTCGCTCCATCATGTAATACTTACTGATCGCAAAGCGTTTGAAGAGGAACAATACGTTGCCGATACCAGACTGTGCTACAATCGGACGGCCTGCAGCGGCGGTTGCACCTAGTGTAAACTCAGTGTCATTGATGGCGTTCTGTGCAGCTTGTTCGTAGTCTGCATCGGTAAGCTCTCTACCTTGTTTACGCATATTTTGAACTTCTAACAAATATGCAGCGGTGAGAGTTGTTTCACGGTTGAAGCGTTCTGAGTGATGGAACATGAAGCTAGACATACGGTTCATAGTTTCTAGCGGAGCATCTCTACCGATCTCTAAGTTTTCTTGCGTGATAGATTGGTTGAACTGTGCCTGATCCAAGCCCTTCTCTACAAGAATATCCATACGCACATCACCGAACCGCTCGCGGAGTTGTTCTGGTGTGTAGTTGGCGATTGTTTTACCCGCCATGCCCATGTTGATTTCTTGTGCTACAGGCTCACCATCGGGGCCAGTAACCATAACTGTGCGTGTAGTAGGCGCACCCATGAATGCACGAGTAGCATCACCATATGCAGATGTTGTGTTCCCTATACCATGCTTACCCGCCAAAATCGGCATAGCACTCATAGCCACATCGAAGAATGTGATAGCTGCTGACGAAAAGTTGAGACCCATAGTCCAACCAAAGCCAAGGCTCGTAGCGATTTGTGACCAGCGTGGTACGTTAGGGCTTTGTGCAAACTTAGCGATCTGATCTAGCTTGTCTGCGACCATAGAGGTCTCTGGGTTAGTCATAAACCCTGCTTCTGGGTCGGCTAACTTTTTACGGAAACCTTCAATCTCTGCAGCCGAAAGCATTTGCACTAGCTGACGGTTAAGATCACGGCCTTTTTCTTTGAGCATCGTATGCGCATCGAACACCTGACCACCAATGCCAGTCGGTGTAGTGTCACCGATAAACCCGCGAATGCCTTTACGGCGGCGGAAGTTCTGCATGAATGAACGCTCTGGCATTGCATCAAGTGCGAGGTCAACCATCGCCTGCATCGCTTGCCTGTAGTCTTCATCGGTTTTGAAGTTGCTACGTTGTAGCTGCACTGTTTCCAAAACATTACGGACAAAACTTGTAGAAGGCGCACGATCAAAGTTCATGGTCTTCGCAGTTTCGGTTATGTCTATGTCCTGCACACCATCCATACCAGAAAGCATATCTCTAGCCTGCTGGGCTTTACGCAGTGTTGGGTAATATTCCACAAACAACTCTGGCTGTCCTGTATCTGGATCAGGTGCAGCGTAAGCTAGACGATAATCACCTTTACGTTGTAGTGGGAAGTACGGTGTGATTACCCCAGTATCTTTCTGCAGTAGCTCACGTAGTCGAGCGAACGCGGTCTTACGCGCTTGTTCGTCTGGGATTGTAGCTTCAAGACGCGCATCCAATGCAGCAAGAATGTCGTTGTATGTATCTTGGAAGTAGTTACGCAGTTGGCGGTAGAACTCTTGCCCCTGCTTATCCATACTTAAATACTGCTGACGCAGTTCTTTGTACTCTTGTTGCTTCTCTCTGCTCTCGTTGATTGTTTCCATGTACTTGCTATCGGTACGTGATGGGTCAATCTGCAGGTAAGTACTGCGCGGGATCAGGTTGTTTAGTGTCTTAGAATGCTTGGCGTTTTTGCGCTGCCATTTCTGCAGTGCGCCTGTCATAGAGCCTAGAATCTCTGTCTTTTCTCTAAGCCGACCACTCATACGGTTGATGATTGTATTTAGCTCACGAGCAAACGGTATCTTGTCCTTCGCTTTTTCTGTAAGGATATTTACAGGTAGTGTGTTTAAGTACCAACTCTTAGCCTTCTTAGCTACACCTTCGTTGAACATTACATCTGCTGCATCAAGAACTTTGTCTTTAGCATCAAAGTTTGCCATGCTCTGTAGTAGACGACCACTACCTTCTTTGGTCTGCGCTTCAAGCAGCATATTCGGTGCCGCACGTGTGGCAGGTGACGGAGATAGCATACCGTCGATAAGTATGTCTACTTCCTCTGCTGCAGTTGGAGTAGGTGACAAACCTAGTATCTTCCGGACGATACGTTTTACTGCGGTTGTAAACATCTCCCAGCCTGACATAGGAGTGCCATCTATGTTCAGTCCAGTTAGCATCGCTTGGAACTCTGGGTTACCAAACGCTTCGGCTACAAACTCATCCAAGTTTGCTGTGCCATAAAACTCCCCTAACTGCTCTTGTGCATTAGTCAGAATACGTTGTAACTGCTTTACTTCAGGCAGAGAGGGGTTTGCCAAAGATGCCGAGGTAGCTGCGTGGGTCATCTCATGCATGATTGTATGCACGTTCATCCCGTTGTTAGCATCAATGTAAATTGTATTTGTTTCAGGCGAAAACAGACCAGCAGCGGTGCGCCCCACTACTTGTGATAGGTCATCAACCACTTGTATCTGTGTATCACCGACAACGTTGCCTAGCTTTGCTGCGATCTCACGAATACGATCTACTTGGCTTGTTGAAGCAATAGCGTTCAAAGTAAACTGTAAATCGCCTCGTTGTATTGCATTTTGAATGCTTGGAAGTAACGCTTGATCTAGACCATGCACAGGGTCTATGAGTAAGAAGCCAAGTTCGTCCTTTGTGTAAGCAAAGCCATCGTATAAATCCATAAGCTCTTCGTCGGTTAGAGCTTTTTTAGTGTCAGGGTCTATGAATACATAGTCATCTTGTTTAGGTACTTTGCGTTTTTTGTACCCCATACCGATCAGATAAGAATCAAACGCTGTCTGACCTTTTATAGGTTCAGTTGCACCAACCGCGCCTTCTGCTCGCATCTCTTGATCTAGTTCCGCAGGTGGACGAGTCTGTGCTTCTAGTTTGAGCGCATCAAGCTCACGATCCATTTGTTTTTCAAATGCTTTATTTTCTTTACGTTGGATACTTTTTGCCGCCTTCGTCACAGCAATGTACGCATCAGATGGATTGTACTTCGCTGTGTCTCGACGTGCGCGAACACTTGCATCCCGTGTCTCTACGAATGCTTGACGAGATAGATTATCGAACACCCACTTCCGTGCATCCATAGCGGCTTTCTGAGTCATGCCTTTGTAGAAAGCAAAATCAGCCGTCATATCTTCTGGCGTTAAGTCTTCTTTAGTCTTGATAGGTTTGCCATCTTTGTCCAGATTAAAATCTTTTACAAAGTCTAACTCAATATTCTGAGTCGGGCCTGACACACTAACTGCACCCATTTCGGCAAGGGCATCAACAGGTCTACGGAACCGTCTAAAGAATAGTTTTGCCGCTCTAGCATTAGCGTTTACGTCACCTTTTAGATTGTCATCTGAGGTTTCAAGCAGTTCTACGATGCCTTCTTTATCCACAGCAGTTGTGACTTCTGGCGCAGACCGTGGGTCTACTTGTGTATCGTGATACTCACGTCTTTGTGGTTGTTTACCCCGATTACTCTCAAACATTCTATCGATACGTGCTTGTGCTGCTGCGTCTCGCTGCGCTTCTGCTGCCTGTAGCTGTTCTTGTGGAACAGGCGCGGCTTGCATTTCTGGAGCAGGTGGCACTTGTACAGGCGCGGGGATTTGTTGTGCTGCGACACCTGTTTCGGCACCGCCGATTGCCGCTTGCTGCATGGCAGGTGTAGCGGGGGCTTGTGCAGCGGGTTGAGGTGTAGGCTGTGGTGCGACTTCTACTGGTGTAGCCGTTGCTTGTTCGGCAAGTTGTTGTACTGCCGCTATGCCTTGCTCGTCGGGGGTTAATGTATCTCGCTGTACTCCTGCTGTATCGTCAACTCCGTCAGTATCCAGCAAATCTGTTCCCACTGGTCTCGCGTCAGGTGCTGCAAGTGGGGCGGTATCTCTAGCTCCACTAACTCGCCCTCTGCCTCCAACCACGCTTGGTTGACCACTTGGAATGCCTGTTCCAACTCCTTCGGAGTCAAGTCTAGTTCCTGCATCTTCGACCTCCAATGTGTCTAAGAAGCCTTGCACCCCTTCTTTGGCTTCCGGTATGGAACTTATCCTTGCATAATTTCTAAGTTCGTCAAGAACTCCTTCGTCTGACACCTTCTTACCAATGAGGCTTTTCTTGGTGCCTTCACGACGAATTAGTGCCTGCTTCGGCACATTTAGATTGGCTAGGAAGTCATCGTCGATTGTTTGTTCTAGAGGCGCAACCTCTACCGCTTCTTCAATCTCTACAGGCTCTGGTGCCTTTACCTCAATCTGCTCACCAGTCTGCTCGCTTTCGATTGCAGCAGTGCCGCTTTCCTGTGGTTCAGGATCAGGCATGTACTCTTGAGTTTTAAGAGCGGCTTTTTCTTTGAGCTTTTCGTTTATTCTGCTTTTTGCATTTACAGCATTTGCTTCTTCTGTAGCCAGTGCCACAGATGGTGTAGCTGTTTCTGCTATGGTAGCCGCAGCGGCGGTGTCTCGTTGTTCTTGAGTTTGTTCTGCTTTGCCTGCAGGCGGTGTTGGGTCTGCAGCGTTTTCTGCTTCACGTTGTTGTGCAGCGTTTACCTGCTCTTCTACCGCTTCCTCTACCGCTGCTTCTATATCAGCTTCGGTGTCTGCTTCTGGTGCGACTTCTACTTCTTGTGTTGGCGTGGGTGTTACTTCTGTGGGTGTTGGAGCCTCTACATCGCCTTGGAATGCACCAAGCGTAGCACGTGTACCACCACCGATTAGACCACCTGCAATGGCTGCTTCGCGGTATTCTGCAATGGCATCGTCGCTATCGATAGGCAGGCCAGCTTGCGCTCGCTCCATCATCTGTTGACCGACTTCAGTCAAACCTTCGGTTGTGGCACCACCAGTTGCACGTGAAGCTGTGCGGGTAAAGATCGATTTACCTACGGTACGGAATGCTCCACCCAACAATATCTTGTCAGATATACCTTCAAGTGTTGCTTGACCGAATGTGGCTAGTAGCGCATCTCCAACGTCAACTGACGCTTTCTTGCCTTGTGCTACCTCGTCTTCTTGACGCTGAATGTTGTTACCAAACAATACAGGAGCAGTAGCAATACCTGCCGCTGCTACACCACCAAGAAAACCTGTTGCCCCAACAAGCGGAGCGGCTACGGCT